TGAGAGGAATAACAGATAAGATAACAAGTGACGGTGTCAGGGTGTTACGTGTTCATTACTCTGCTGATGTAGGTAAGGACTTAGACACCAAGGCTGGGAAAGTATGGATAGCCAAGTCACTCATTGGTTACCCCGGTGGTATGACCGGAGCCAAGTGGCGAAGAGAGATGGAGATTGACTTCAACGCACAGGGTGGACAGCTAGTGTTCCCTGCTCTTGAGCAGTATAGAGATCGCATTGAGTTACCAGCTTGGAAGGAAGTACCAGAGGATTGGAAGCTGTATGGTGGGTTCGACTATGCTGGGCGTGGAGTTACGGCCTTCATGGTTGTTGCACACGATAGAAAGATTGACGATTACTACGCTGTCTTCGAGTACTACAAGCAGAGGGCAGGTTACATCCACGCATCACAAGCAATTAAGGAGTGCAAGTATTACGACAGACTCGAATGGATTGTTGCTGACCCTAGTATGTGGACAGCTACTCAAGAACGAGGTGACGGTGGAGATCTGGTAAGTCCTGCGTCATTGTTCGCTGAAGAAGGTATTCACTTCTTGAAGGGGACACGAGGGGGTGATCGGGAGTTTGCGGAGTTAATGAACGAGCAGATGTGGGGTGAGTTCAAAAGAAAGGATTGGCAACCAAGGTATAGAATAACTAAGTCATGTCCGTACCACTACAAAGAGATGAGTCAGTGGAGATACAACGAGTGGACTACAAGCACTGGGCAGAACCGTAACTTGAAGGAAACTATGATGGATAAGAACAACCATAGCATTGACGCTATTAAATATCTGTTCAAGATGCTGTCCTCTAACTGGATGGCTGATAAAGTAGACAGCTTTGATATGAGGAGGCATGTGGTATATGGCTAGACAAGAAGATAGACCATTAAACAGGCATGAAATTGATAGGATAGCTAGGATCAAAGGCCAGCGACAACAATACGAGGCACAACGTAACCTCAGTCCTTCCAATGAGAGGGCTGTAAGTAGTGCTAGGTTTGTTCAAGACCATTCAAGCAATGTTGGCATCAGCAGGATACAAGACGGTAGGTTAGTGCCTGTTGACCAAGGTGGTGAAGGTGGTAGTAGTGGGCAGTTGACCTACGAACAGCAGGTTAACCAGCGTGCTATGCAGATAGTGCAAGAGTCCATCCAAGCAGCAGAAGGTGGACAAGGTGGAACGGATAGGATGATAGCCCCATCTGCAACTTCGGCTTGGATCAAAGATAGACAGAGGAATGCACCGAAGGCACCAGCTAGTAGGCCAATCAGCCCACCTCAGAAGAAAACCCAGAAGAAGAACCAGAAGAAGAAACCGCCTCGAATGACAAGGCAGCAACAGAACAAGTGGCTTAAGGAGTCTAAACGTGGTAAAAACTCATACGGAGACAAGATATGATTTATTCTAAGAAGAAAAAGGGCAAGGGTGGTGGTCGTGGCTATTAATGTGAATAAAAATGGAGGTAAGAAAAAATAATGTTTGAACAAACAGAATGGACAATAGAAGAGCTGGGTGCTGATGCTGAGAAGATGAACGGCTTCGTAACCAAAGATTTCACAGATGCAACCTGTAATGGAGGGAAAGTAAGAAAGATGTGCGAAGACATGGTGCTTCACAACAGCATGGAGTCAACTCATATGACAGCCAACAAGGCTCACATTGACTACAGTGAATCAAGCTACTAAGCTTGGAGCTTCTGGGGGGGTAGCTCTATACTATGAAGGAGAGTACAAGAGGTGTGTCAATCCTACTGGTTCTCTATTCTTAGGCAACGATGATCATCAGTTTGCCTACATCATAGTAGGAGCTAAGATGGAGAAGACAGGCGAGTACCACTTGTATGATGAACTCAAGGGCAGGATGTCAGAGGAATTCATCGGGGAGCTACGTCAGTTCGTGCTTGATAATAAGATAGAGCGCATCATACTTATAACTAACAACGAAGAGCTACGTTATAAATACAAGAAGGCTCTTGGTGTGCGTATGATTTTTGAGGATGAGAAGCGTAGTAACAATTCATCCGTTGTGTTACGTGATTGGTTCGCTAGAGGTGAGGACAAACCACTGTTAAGGATATGGGAAAAGTGCAGAGAGGGGATCAAAGCAAACTACGTACCAACACGTGACTGTATGGTCAGGCTGTTGGATTACTTTGACTTGAGGATGAAAAGGAAATCATCTGGCAAGCCCGTAGTGTTAGGAGCGAGAGCAGGGTATGGCTGAAGAAGACTTAGGGAAGAAATTCAACAAGATGGATTGCTTCATCGACCAGATAGTAATGAATCCAGACAAGCCGAAGATACAGCTTGCCATGAGATCAGGGTATGCAACCAAGTCTATAGACAAGACCGTTGGTCGGTTGATGAAAGACAAAAAGTTCTTGCAACGCATAGAGGACAGGAAGTTAGAAGTCCAAGCTAAGCTCAACGTCTCTCTCGATAGGGTGTCGGAAGAGTACGCACGTATAGCTTTCCTAGACCCAAGAGATTATGTTGAATTCAACGAGAAGGATGGAATCACCTCAAAGAAATCAGAGCTTGTTGACCTCAAGCCTGTACTAGAAATAAACGAGACACGTTCAGGCAAGGGGAGCAACGGTAAGAACACTATCAGGCTAAAATTTTATGACAAGATGGAAGCCTTGAAAGCATTAAGGGATATGTTCGGCTATGATAAACCAAGTAAACACGCCCATCTCATTGCAGGGAATGGACAAGGAATCAATTCAAAGGGGATTGAGTCGGCTATCATCGGACTCCTTGGTGGAACTCCATCAGCTCCTACTGTTGAAAAGCTGGGTAGAACATCCAAATAATTTTATATTCTCTGGGTATGTAATCACCAAGGATGAGCATGACAGCACTACGCCTGCCAAAGCATTCCCTGATAAGCCATACCTACGCAAAATCATTGATGTAATACATGAGTCTGACCGCCTATTCATACCAAAGAGTAGACAGATTATGATGTCATGGGTTGCAGTACTCTATAGCCTATGGCTCTGTCTATTCCATCCACATCAATCTGTATTCCTTCAGTCCAAAAAGGAAGAGGACGCTGCTGCCCTCGTCTTCGATAAGAAGATGGAGAACGCACGTATGTCCTTTGTATATAGTCAGCTACCAGCATGGTTAAAAGAGATGGTGCCTGTTGACACCAGCTACGCCAAGATGAGATTCGGTAACGGAAGTATAGCTCATGGGATACCGGAAGGTGGACACATCATCCGATCCCGTACCGCTAGTCTAGTGGTATCAGATGAGTGTGCCTTCCAACCGGAGTTTGAAGAGGCTTATACTGCTGCTGTACCTATGGCTAAGAAGATAGTTGCCTTGAGTTCAGCCAGTGGTGGGACTTTCTTCGGGGATGTCGTGTGTGAGGTTATCTAATGGATGGTGTTTCTCAATCTGGTTGGCGTGATCTCGTGAACAGCAGATCACACCGATGTACCGCTTCTCCACTCGATGGGGGATCGGACGGTAATAAGTTGATCCGGAAGTCATGTCAACAGTCTTACCACATAATCTACAAGTCGTTGATGTTTCCATAATTCTCCTTTTTATTGTCATAGCTTCCTCTCCTGCATGAGACACCAGTACCCATAGATGCTCCTGTCCAGCATATCTTTCTAAAGTCACGAGACTTTTCGGTACGCCTGTCTTGTACACTTCTTCTGCGGTCAAGGATAACCTCACCGTTCTTATGTACATCGGCAGGTTTCATCTTCATAATATTTTTGATCAACTCTTCAGTTAATTTAACCCTGCTTAGTGTCTGATGTATGGCAGTCTCTAAGCCATCCATCCTATCTTCAAATCTTTTTGCCCAACCGTATACATCATCAGTCATAGCATGCTCCTTATCGTTAAAAAATTTTTTCATATTTTTTTCATTACTTCTTTTCCATCCTAGCGATCTTCTTCTCAAGGTAGATGACGTACTGCTCCACCTTAACGAGAGCTAGGTAAACATGACCATTCTTACTACGTGACATCTTCTCCTCTGTTGTGTACAGATGTTCTAATGCATCATCGGGACGCTCAAGCTTAGTCCTTAAGTCTGCGCTATCTGGTCTTACGCTTCCCATTGTGGGGTTACCTCCTTATTCATTAGCTGACTATAGAACTGTACGAATTGCACTACTGACATTAAGGAGTAGTGGAAGTCACACATTACTGTTATCCAATTCATTAACGTATAGGTTGGTACAGCTACTGTCCACTCTTCTTTGTTCCTCCTGAAGAACAACACTGGTAACTGCTGTACTTCCCTTGCTTGTAGTGTTGTTTGCTTCCACCACCTTTCTATCTGTAGCTTCTCACACCGCTTCACCTCTATAGCACAACCCTTAAGGCCAAGCACATCATGCCCACCCTCTTGAGTCTGTTGTAAGTTCCTCTTGAACGCACCACCAAGGTGCTCCTCCAATAACTTGCATACCTCTCGTTCACCACGCTGCCCTTTATCCCTGCTTGCTTTGCTCATCACCAATCCTTTCTGAAGAGAAACCTACTGCCCTATCCTTCAATAGTCTTAAGCTTTCAGCAACATTAAAGAATTCACCGAAGATTCCTTCAGCAAGGTCAACACGCTTGATTAAGAAATCAATATACTCTAAGTCATCAGAGTGCAACACACGACTGATGATACCCTTACGCCACCTCTTAACTTTTAGCATACTCAATGGATACCTCCGTTGATATAAGTTTGAATGTTTCAGGTGGTAGTAGTACACATGGCTCAACGTCACCTTCATACCCTCTATCGTTACGCCCCATCAACTGTATCTTTGGAGAGTGGTGTACTGTTATTGGATGACAGAATAACCCATCGTTAAACAGCACAATAAATTCCGATGGCGTAATTGTTATCCTTGAGTACTCTTGTAAACGTAGGTACTTATGTAATGACAACAACACACCTTCCTTGAATTGGTCATGATTGATGGTGCGCCTCTTGAACTCAGAGAACCATACTGAGTCATCACTTTTACCTTCACAGTACCAATCAACGTAGTACATCTTCTCATATAGATCGTGGATATTACAGTCTTGCCCACGCCGCTGATCTTCTTGCAAGAACTCTTTCACTCTGTTCTTTACGTTAATATCATCCTGTGTTTCCAATCGTGGCTTCATAGCTCTTCCTCCGGAGATTTACCTTCAAGCTGTTCTTGGAAGAAGTATAGCTGATCTTCTGCATTACGAAGCATCTTAATCTGCTCACGTGTAGTGTATAACATAGCCTCTACCATGTTCTTCATTACTGCAGTTGTCCTTGGAATGTCTTCCCCAAGTGAATCCATTTTACGTCCTCCTTGTTTAGAAGTTTCAATCGTTTTAGCTCATGCTCAGTATAGCACACTAGCTTGTCATCTGTTTTATTAACTGCATCACCACCACCAGTAATAAACTTAAACGTCTCGTCATCCTTACAAATATAAAACATGTCATCAAGCATGGGTGAAAACATCTTGACATACCCATCACGTGCATAGTCATCACGCCATTCCTTAATCTTAGTAACAGATAGGTGATCGAACGTCCTATCTAGTGCTATCTTCTGACTCTCGCTACTTGTCTTCCCTTCTTTAGCCTCATAAAAATTATCATACACATCGTTCACTATCTGCCCTAGTAGCTGTAAGACTAGGGGCCTTGATGGTTCAACCCCTTTGCCTTCCAAGATTTCCTCTGCGTCTTCTGTAAATTTACCCATCGTATCTCTCCTAACCATGTAGCTGTGAATATTAAATCACCCAACAAGAAACCGTACTGCCCTGTGTTACCCCACCAAACGAGGAAACATAGATTACAAGATAGCCCAACAAACAGGGCATACTTGTATTGCCTGTTGACCAATCGGATACTAAGTGCTGCCCAACAGCATAGCGTGAACTGTACTAGGTACTCTATCATTGTTTCGGTGCATACAGGGCTGTCTTCCCTGATGTCAGGTCAACGCACACTTCATCATCAGCCTGCACCTGCTCACATTCATGGGTTAATGCGAATGTAGCCTTATGGTATAATGGAGCATCATCCATAGAATATATATAACCACCAAATATCAACCCAAGCATTATTATAATACCACTCATATTAAATCCTCCTCTATTCTTTCTACCCCACCTATTCTAGCTACTGGATTCATATCCTTTTCTTCCATGTGTAATCCAGAAAGCATGTCAGATATTTCACAGTAAAGAGAAGCTCTCTGCTCATAAGGTAGATTCCTTATGGACAGCGGTAGGTTAATGTTAAGTACTTGTCCATCTGGAACAAAACTGATCTCTATATTACCAATCATATCTCTCCTTCCGTCATGAGCTGTGTCCTCTCATTATAGTTAAGCTTAATGGTACGAGGTGCTGGCCCATTACGATTCTTTCTAAGGTTAAGTAAGTACTGCTTGTATTGTTCGGGTGCTCCCGGCTCTTCATCTGTATTCTTTATCCACTCGTAGTAGAGTATCATAAAGATGTCAGCATCCTGTGCCAGTTGGTAGCACTCGCCTATATTGTACATCTCTGCTTCCTTCTCACCCTCTCTATTCATCTGGGCTACGATCACCATCTTAATTCCTAGCTTGGTGCAGGCATGCTTGAGAGCTTGGCTATACCTACCCAGAGATGTGCGCTTGTTGTTCTCCTTGTATGCTAACCTATCGTTAGCTATGTGACCAATGTAATCTATCACCACCACCTTGATATTATGCTTGGCATGGTACTTGCCTATCATACTGATGATGTGATCAATAGTCTTCGGCTTGTTGTCAGTCATGTATAAACACCTACGCTCCAGCTCTTCAGCAAATCTAGCTACGAGCTGAAAGTTCTCTGGCTTATCTCCGTACTCACCTGTTATAATCTGATCCATCTCTACCCCTGATAGTATAGATAGGATTCGTATGATCATCTCATCTATGTTCATTTCAAGGTTGACGTATAGTATTGGTGCCTTCTGTAGTGCTACGTTGAGTGCGATGTTAATAGCAAGCCCAGTTTTTCCCACACCTGTACTAGCTGCGATGAGATTGTAATCTTTGAGCCACTTGATATGCTTGTCGATGATGGGGAAACCCGTAGTATGACCTGCCCCATCGCTTGGTGATTCAAACATTCTCTTTGCATTCTTATATCCCAGCTCTGCCATCTCTTCTGGGCCATACACATCTTTGTATGTAGCATTTGACTCAGCTGCTTGCATGAGCTTGAATACTTTTCCATGTGCCTCCTCCAGTAGTTTGACAGGGTCATCAGTGATCTGTCCTGCCTGTTGCATGATCGTTTGCATACTATCAATGAGATCACGCTGTATCTTAAGCCCTTTAATCTTCTTGCAGTGGTGGGCTAACATGGTACCAGTAGGCATATAGTCCTCAATGATACTAAGATATTCCATGTGCCCATCTGCCCTGCCCTGCCCCTTGTTTCTATACATGTCAGCCAAGCTCAACACATCTACTTGGATATCTTTCTTAGCTAACACCATCATCATGTTGAATAACTCTCTGTTCTCTAGGCTAAAGAAATCAGATGGATCTACCAGTGACATAGCCTCTGGCATCAGCTCAGGTGAGTGCATGACACTACCCAACACTGAATACTCTGACTCCCTTGAGTATGGTACATCATTCATTAAGCATCTCCTTTCTGAAAGCATCAAGCTTAACCTTAGCTTTCAATTCGGTATCAAGTATCTTCTCTGCTAGTGAGCCATGCTTGTATGCTAGATCAGTGTTCAACCTCATAGTTTGTATGGCATCATACCATTTGATTAGACCACCAATGTTCTTAGCGTTCTGTAACCAATCAGCCTGACAGTTAAGCAGATACCTAAATGTTTTGATAATATTCTCACTACCTACCGCACTGATCAATGCCTTGATTGCCTTGCTCTGCTCTGTGTAGGCCTTGTTGCTGTGAGGTACACCGAAGTGTCGTTCGTACTCAGCCTTGAGATCTTCGATGACATCTCTGACTGTCTTAGTTTCCATTGGCAACTCCTTTGTGTAGTTTGAGTGAAGGTTTATAACTGACACCAGTTACTAGTAGCTGAAGGTAATCAAACATAACCTTCCTAGTCTCTGCTGTCTCTTGGTTGTACCTTTCAGTAACACCGGGGACAGTATGATTAGCTAAGCGTTGCACCCAATCATGCGGTACGCCACAGTCATACAGCCTAGTAATAAAGGTACGCTTGTAACTATGTACATCAGTGTTAGCTATCTCTGGTATAATCTTAGCTGCTTCTGCTCTCGCCCGAACATACGTGTACATGTTCTGAGTTTTCAAAGGCCACTTGCCACATAAGAATACATACTCACTGCCATTCCCTTTACGTTTGAGGACTATATCTTCAGCCGTAAAGTTCAATAC